TCAAGGTTCCTGCGGCGCGCCAACCACCATGGGGGCAGGTTTGGTTTGGGCGATCGCAAGTTCGATGTCTTCGTCTATGAATGCGCCTACCTCGCCACCCTTCGGGAACGTCGCGCTTGTCCCGGTCATGAAGAACCCTGCGATGGGCACCAGTGCGATTGCGCCGACCACGCCGGCTGTCCCGGTGACACCCTTGTCATCGAAAGCCCCCGTGAGCCGGACTTGTCGGCCGTTGACGCGAAGGTAGAGCAGCCGTGCGTTGAGCTTGCCGGATTTCCCCCACATCCCCTTGTTGCGCACCTCGGTAATCTCGCCCCAGGCAGGCGTGCCGGAGGGAATGACAACGACCCCGTTCACCTCAACCGGTGCGGCGACCTCGAGCTGGAAGCGCTGGCCGACCCGCGCCGCCTTCTTCTTGGTGGTGATTTCCTCCATCAGCCGAAGCTGTACCGGCGTTCCTGCCCTGAGAACCGCGTTGACGGTAGGCGTTGCGGCGATGGGCGTAGGCTCAGGCGCTGGTGATGCCTCCTGAGCAGCAGCCGTCGAAGTGATGAGCAATCCGGCGGCGAGCGCCAAAAGCGACCGGTCCATAAGTGTGTTCCCCCTTCATCGAGCCGACTCGGCCCAAGTGCGATGATCTCCCTCATTCTATGGGAGAAGTCCATTCGAGTTGATCGTCGTCGATCTGATCTCAGGCCGTGGCCCCGCGAATTCCGCGAGACAGTCGGTCATGGTCCGAAGGCCATGCGGCGTGAGCGACAGGAGGCGACGCCGCTGATCGTCCGGATCGTCTTCGGACATAAGCAGTCCATGAAATTCAAGCACATTCAGCCAGCGCAACGCTGTCGATGCCGGAACGCCGGACCCGACACATGCGCTTTTCACACTGACCTTTTCGCCCTCGCCTTGCCTGATGAAGACGTCGAGCAGGATGTCCCAAGCGGCTTCGCCGAACAGGTCCAGCCCTCCGAAGTGGCGGCAGCGGGCGCGGCGTGCCTCGTAGATCGCTTTTGCCATTACGATCATGCCGTGATCGGTGGGCGCGGTGTTGCCAGCTGAGAGCCCTCTGTCACGGCTCGCCTCGTCAAGCAGCAGCTCTTGAAGCGTCATGCCTCCCAGCCCGAACTTTTCTATCAGCGTCCTGAGCGTTTCCCGCGGCACCTTTGCCCCCGACAATGGCAGTTGTCCGCGCCGGCTAACTTGGATTATATTTTTGTGACACTTGAGAAATTCTGAAGGTACCTTAAGCGCCTTACGCCCGGCGCCGCTCGGCCAGGGCCAGCACTTCGTCGATGTGGCGGATCACCTCAAGGTCAACGCCGCGTTTGCCCGCTGAGGGCGTCACCACGATCCGGGCGATCAGCTTGCGCAGTCGCGGGGCGGCTTCCTTGCGGGTTTCCTCGTCGGCGAGTTCTTCGTGCAGCTGCTCGATCGCTTTGCGGTACTGCTGGGCAAGGCCGGGGTGCAGCGCGATCGCGGGGATCGCGTCGAGGCCTGCCAGCTGGCGGCGCGCCTCGGCAGCATCGGCCTTCGCGGAAGCCATCGCGCCGCGCAGCTCGGCGAACTCGTTTCCGCCCTCGGCGATCGCGGCGACCAGGTTGGCGAGCTTGCGCTCGGCCTCGGCGACGCGCCGCTCGAGCCGGGCGCGTTCCTTCACCGCCTCGCGGGCGCGGCGGGTGTGCTCTTCCCGGTACTCCTCGAGATAGGCCTCGACCACGTCGGGCGCGAGCATCTGGTCCCGCAACTCGGCGAGCACCCGCTGTTCGTATTCGTCCTTCCGGATCAGCCGCCGGTTGGTGCAGGCGTTCCCATCGATCACGCTGCTGCAGCCGAAGTAGCTGTCGCGGGTGATGATCCAGCTGCCGCCGCAGACACCGCACTGGCCGAGGCGCGAGAGCAGGTGGCGTGGGCGGCGCTGGCGTTCCGGGCGGCCGGTGCTGCGCTGTTCGAGCTGGTCCTGCACCTGCTGCCAGAGCGCGTCATCGATGATCCGCAGGTGCGGGGCTTCTCCGGTGGCGATCTCGCCGCTGCTCGCCCGGGTGCCGCGCTTGCGGGTGCGCGGGTCGGTGACCGTCTCGGTGCGGCCGTAGAGCAGCTTGCCGATGTAGATCGGGTTCGAGAGGATCCCGAGTGCTTCCCTGCGGTGACCGGCGATGGTCGATGCGCGCCAGATCCCGCCGCGCGGGGCCGGGATGCCCTCGGCGTTGAGCTCGCCCGCGATCTGGCGGGCGCTGCGGCCTTCGGCGTAGTCGCGGAAGATGCGTTGCACGATCGCCGCCTTGTCCGGATCGACCTCGCGCAGGCCGCGCACCGGCTCGCCCCGTTCGTCCAGCCTGGTGACCCGGCGATAGCCGAAGGCTACGCCCGAGGGTGAGCGCCCTTGCGCGATCACGCCCTTGTGCCCGCGGCGGACGCGCTGGGCGAGATCCTTGCGGGTTCGGGCGTCGAACAGGCTCTTGATGGTGCCGGTGATATCGTCGACCACCCCGTCCATCAGGGTGAAGAGGCGCGCGCCGGCGTGCTCGATCAGCTCGCGCACCGCGAAGGCATCGCCCTGATGGCGGGCGATGCGATCGGTGCTTTCGGTGAGGACCTGATCGATCCCGCCGCGCTCGAGCCGATCGAGCAGGGCGGCGAGGCCGGGGCGCTGGCTTTCGTCAATACCGGCGGCGCCGCTGATGGCGCGATCGTGAAATTCGCCGACGATGGTCCAGCCTTCGGCCTCGGCGCGGGCGCGGCAGGCGGCGAGCTGGTCCTCGATCGAGCGGGGGTTCTGCAGCTGCGAACTATACCGGGCGTAGATCAGCGTCCGCATGGTGCGATTCCTTTCGGGCCGCGGCAATGTCGCGCCTCGCATGCGCCCGCGCAAGGGCCCGCGCTATCTCGAGCACGAGCGGATCCGAGGGAGGGCGCGGGGCGGGTTTCAACTGACAGGCCCCCGATACTGATCGGCGGGCCGTTTCCAGCGGACCTCGCGTTGCGGCCAGTGGCCATGTGTCTGGCACGGCATGCTGCCAGGGTAGCGAAAACCCCAAGGGCCATAATCGCGGCACATACCGGCGACGCGGCCATCCTCTTTGATCTCGAAAGCGGTGCCGACCTGCCAGCTGTTGTCCTGCCAGAACCACGCGCGCTTGCCTTTCTCGCCGAAGTCCTGCGGCGGCTGATCGCGCTCGGCGGGTTCGATGAGGTCGGGCTGGGCGTGCATCAGCGCTCGCCCGCCGCCAGATGCCAACCGATCCGGCTGCGCGCCTGATCTTCGGTGATCTTGGACGGGGCCTCCGAGGCCGTGAGGAAATCGCGAAAGCCGAACGGGCCGGAGAAGTAACCGGCCTCGCGCGCCGCCTCGAAAGTGGCATAGCGGGCCTTGGCTGCCGTCTCTCCGACAGCAACCTGATCATCAAAGCCGGAAACCGGCACCAGCCAGTATTGCTTGCGGTCAGCCATGCCCCGGCTCACTTACCGTACTCCATTGCGGTCAAGGCCTTGGCGACGAGATGCCAGACGTGGAGCGCCAGGCGGCGGTGGCCGAGCACCTTTCCTTCGCGCACAACATCGCCCCAGCGCATGGCGCGTTCGAGCCTCAGGGCAGAGCGCCCGCGATAGGTGCGGCACCGATAATCGCCCGACTTCAGATCGCCACCGATGTTGTCGATCATCATGCGGGCAATCTCAGTCTTATTGCCGGTGACAGCGGAGTGGAGTTCGACCTTGACGACGAGCATTATTCTTCCTCCTCCCCTGCCCCGTCCTGCTGATCGTCCTGCTCGAGCGCGGTGCGGGCGCCCGCGGCCCAGCGGGTGAGCAGGTGCTCGCCCTTGTCCCAGGCGCAGCTGGCGGTGACCCCGGCGAGGCGCATGGTGTTGGTGTTGCCGTTGATGAACCGCGCGCCCATGCCGATCAGGGCATTGCGGGTGCTGTCGGCTCGGGCGGCCCATGCATCGTCGCAGGTGACCTGCTGGATGAGGTCGATCGCGGTGATCAGCTTCTGGCGGCGGGCGGGGGTCATTGGGCCGCAATCTCGAGCATCGATTCAAGCATCCGAACCTCGGCTCTGGCGCGTCCGATCTGCTCTCGGATTTCGGATATCTTGGTCGACAGGTGCACGGCTTCGCTGTCGTAGCCGTCGTGATATTCTGCGGCCTTCTCGCGGGAGAAAATGCCGGCCGCGTGAATGTCTCGAGTGTAGCCGCACGCGCCGCCGGTCACGCTGCGGCGATGCCAACAGCCCCACTTCTTCGACCAAATCAACCAGCCATGCGGCTGCGGGCCCATCTTGCGGATGAAACGCCCCCGCCAGTCGCGCTTGCGATCAAGTGCCCCCGTCTCGCTCACTTCGTCCTCCGCAGCAGCTTGGCGAAGAGGCCCACGAAGATGTCGGCCTCGCGGGCGCGGCGGCGCTGTTCGCGCCATTCGCGGTTGGTGACGGGCTGGCGGGCGCGCACGAGGGGGATCAGGTAGGCGGCGCGGCCGTTGCGGGTCGCGCGGGCGATCGCCTTGGGTTTGATGGTCTGCATCACGAAAACCTCGAGATGGCGGCGCCGAGCGCCGGGATGAAAACGAAGCCGGCGGCGAGCACCAGCAAGGCGAGGAAGGCGCTGCGCCAGAGGGTTTCGGCGCGGGTCAGCACGGCGTCACCATGAAGGCCCAGACGCCGCCCGCGCCGATCACTGCGCCGACGAGAGCTCCGGAAAGGCCGCCGAGGATGATGGCGACAAGCGCACTGCGCCGGGTGGCGCCTTCGGCTTGGGTGCGATGGCGGGCGAAGGCTTGGACGCTTTCTGCTTCGTCAAGCCGCCCCTTGCGCATCTGGTTGCCAACGATGCTCTCGCCGGCGCGAGCAACAAAAACTTGCCAGTATGCCGCCGCTGCTTCGCGGTCCGCCCGCGTGACGCTCGACTTAGTGGTCGCGTTCATGCCGGAGAGCGGGCCGATGATGGAGTCGAACAAGCTCATGCTGCCACTCCCAACTTCTGGGCCTTGCTCCAGTCGATGGGCGGCGCGCCGAGGGTGTCGGCGAGAGCGATCAGGTCGCGGGCGCGCTGTTCCAGGCGCAGGTCCTTCGGCCTGGTCTCGAAGGCGAGGATCGCGGCGTCACGCGCGCGGGCGAGTTCGCCCTTCCATGCGTGTTCGGGCGCGATCTGGTCGCTGCTCGGCAGGAACTTCCGGCGATAGGGGAAGATCGCCTCGACCTCGATCGCGGCGCAGATATCGGCGGGCAGATCGCGGCCGACGCCTGCCCTCAGCGCGATCGCCAGCCAGAGACGCAGGTTCTCGTTGGCCGGATCGCCGGGCCAGCTGTCGCCCATCTCGCGCGCCTGCTTGCGGGCATGGGCAAGCCGCCCGTTGAAGTGCTCGAGTGCGATCGCCCTGATGCTCTTGGAGTGGCTCACTTGCCGCAAAGCCGGAAAATGTAATCGGCATTGTCAGCGAACCGCTCCGGATCGGTTCGATCCGGCCAGTTATTGGCGGCTGCCTCGGCCTCCCACTTCTTGAGAGCCTCGGCCAACTCGGTCTTGGTGATTGCTGGAACAGACATGGTTTCCTCCGTTGAGGTCGGAGGAAATAACTGGCGGAAATATCCGCTGTCAAGCAGTAATGGCGGAAATGTCCGTCAGGGCCGTGGCGGAGCCTTCACAAGAACAGCTCCGCCGGGCGCAATATCCGGTGGAATCGCGCCACTCGGCTGCGCGGAACGGTAAAGGTTGCGGCAGGATTGAACTGCTCGAGGACCAGCTCCCGCGCGCTTGCGCGGACCAGCTTTTTGACCAGGACACTGGTGACGAAGTCCTCCTCGCCGTTGTTGAGCTGGACCAGCACATAGTCGCCCGGCCCTGCCGGCCTGGTCGGATCAACGAAGCCAACATCGCCCGGCTCGAAGCGGGGCAACATGCTCTCGCCGACGAAAAAGATCGCGTAGGCCTCGCGCGCGCCGGCCAGTGCAGGCGGGCGGGCAATCATGCGCACCGTGTGATCGGCATCGAAGCTGCAGCGCTCAATTTCCAGCAAGGTTCCGCCCTGATCCTCGAAACTTATCGTCGCGCAATCACCGGTGCCGACAAGCGGAACCGGTGGCAAATCAGGCTGCGGCCCGCGCTGGGGCATCCGCGCATCGAAGAATTCAACCTCGCTCTTCACGGGATCGGGCGTGCTGACGATACCGGTCAGCCAATCGACACTGACGTCGAGCTCGCGCGCCATTTCGGACAGGCGCGAAGCAGCCGGCATACCACCCTTCCCGCTCAGCAGCTGCGAGACATAGGAGTGATTGGCGCCGATCGCGGCACTCAACTTGCGCGCCGTGATGCGCTTCCGCTCAATCGCCTCGGCGAGGCGCGAGCGCAGGATTTCCGCAGGTTCTGCCATATCCGCAGCAAAGCAGGAAAATCCCGTCAGGGGAACGAAGGTAATTTCCGCTTGACTGGTGGCGGAGATTTCCGTCATATCCGCCACCGATGGCACAGCAACCCCCTTCCCTGACCGATGCGCTTTGCGCTGTCGCGGCAATCTGGGCCGAGCGATGCGAGGCTTCGCTCGCCCGCCTCGGCCGCCTGGTAGTGAACGACACGTCGTTTTTCACCCGGTTCGAAAAGCCGGGCGTGTCGACCACCACCGCCACGCTCGAGAAATTCTCGGCGTTCCTCGCGGATGCCGGCAACTGGCCGGATGGCACGGTGCCGCAAGAGGCGGTCGATCTGGCTCATCGTGTCGGTGTTACCATTCGGGAGGCGCAGGATCATGTCCTCTAACCTCCTCGCCCAGCAAAAACTGGCCGACCGGCTTGCGATGGTCTTGCGCCGGTTCGAGCACGAGGGCGGGTCGATCGACCAGCTGGCGAGTGCTGTCGGCGAGACGCCGCGCGACCTGCGCCGCTGGGCCGAAGGCACGAAGTTGCCCGGCCATGTCTTTTCCGCGCTGCTGGGCGAGCTGCCCCGCCATCTCGCCGACGAGCTGATCCGGCCCACCGGCCTGCGCCTGATCGCACGCGACCATGACGAGGACGTCAACGCGCTGCTCGCAGCGGCGAAGGCCAACGATCTCGCGGGCACGATTGCCCGGATGATGGCCGATGGCCGGCTCGACCACCGCGAACGCGCCCAGCTGGAGCAGCTGGCGAAAGCGACCATCGCCGAATTGCAACCGTTGGCAGGGGAGTGACGCCGATGATCGAGGGTTACGACAACCGCATGCTGACTGCCCCGCGCTTCGTGCGCGAAGGCAATCGGCTTATCCCTGAAAGCGCGCTGGTGCGGGTGAAGCGCGACGAGCCCGAGGCCCCGACGCAAGAGGGCGGCGAGTAATGCTCTGCCGGGCGGGCGACATCCTGCGCTTCGCCGAAACCGCGCAGCCGGGATCGCAGGCGACATATGGTCGCGGCGCCAACCCGCCGCGCGAGCTGGTGCAAGCGATGCGGCAACTCGTCGATGCCGGCGTGCTGCATCCGAAGCGCAAGCGCGAGGGCGGGGAATTCCTGTTCCTGGTCGAGCGCGGATCCGCGCCGCTCAGCGCGGCCGATCAGCGGCGCGCGGCGCGCGGGTACGCACGACGTCAGAACGTGCGGCGGTCGAGCCTGTCGATGGTGTTCGAATGCCTCAAGTTGGCGGCTGTCGCCGAGCGCCCCTGCCCGACCAACGAGGAACTGGCGCGCCGCTGCCACCTGAGCGGCAAGGACGCCGCTCGGTACCGCGTCGGCCTGCTGGTCAAGTCCGGGCGCATCGCTGTCGAGGACTGCGGCCCGAATGCGCCGCGCGTGGTGACGGTCCTGACCGGGCGGCATGCGGGGAAATCAACGAGGAGGATTGTGTGATGAAGATGATTACTGCCGACCGGCGGGCGTTCGCGCGCGCCCTCGACCTGGCGACGAGCGTTGCTGAAAAGCGGTCTACGGCGCCCATTCTCGAGACGGTGAACGTCATCGCCAACGGGGCTCTGCGCTTCGAGGCTACTGATCTTGATACCTTCGCGGCAGTGGAAATCGGATACGAGGGCAAGGCAATCACTCCGTTTGCGCTGCGTGGGCCGCACAAGATCGCGAAGGCGATGCGTCATCTTGGCGGAGATAGTGTAACGCTGGGTGAGCCGGTGGATATCGGCACAGGCAGTCGCTCTAACCTTCGGGCAAGGATCGCCAGCGGCCAGTTCGACAGCACGATGGCCGTACTGCCCTCGGATGATTTCCCCATAATGGATTCGATCGGGCATGAAGAATTCGCGGTCGATCTCGGCGCGGGCGAGCTGGCTGCGATCGCCCGGGTTTTCCCGGCCATCTCGACGGAGGATACCCGCTATTATCTGAACGGTGTTTGCGTCGACCGGGTCGCGGACTGGACCTACCGGTTCGTGGCAACGGACGGCCATCGTCTGATGATTGCCGATGTGCCTCTGCCGGGCGCGGAGGGCGTGATTCCTGATCGCACGATCATCCCGCGCCAGTTCATGCAGACAGTGATGAAGCATTTTGCCAAGTCGAAGGACGTGGTGCGTCTGACTTATGGTCGCCGGCTGCGCGACAACAAGCCGGATAGTGACCTCGCTCCCGAGCCGGTTGGTCTTCCGCTGGTGCGGGTCGACGGCAACGTCGGCCCGGCCCGACTTGTGCTGACCGGCAGGCTGATCGACGGCACCTATCCCGATTACACGCGGGTCATCCCGAAGGAATTCGCGCACACGCTGCGGGCATCGCGTGCGGAGCTGCTGCAGGCGATCAGGGGGCTTGTGCTGTTGGCTGACGGCAAGGTGCGCGCGCTCAAGCTCGAGGCGGTAACTGGCGGATTGCGGCTTTCGCTGCATTCAGTCGACCTCGGCGATGCGTCGTTTGTGGTCCCGGCCGAACATCGCCTGCCGCCCGAGACGCTGATCTGCGGGTTTAACGGGCAATACCTGCTCGACTGTCTCCTGTCGCTGCGCGGTGAGGAGGTCCAGTTCGATCTCGACGCGCAGCACGTTTATGCGCCTGCCGTCATCCACGATCCGGCGGACACCGCGTTCCGCTGCGTCCTTATGCCGATGCGGGTGTGACGATGGCGCAGGATCAAGCCTATCCCTGGGCGAGCAATCCGCGGCAGTTCGTCGCGGTCGCGATGCCGAATGGCGATGCGCGCTTCGGCGTGGCGGGGCCGCTGGTGTTCCTGTCTGAAAAGCGGGGGCCGGCCTCAAGTAGCGAAGCGGTAGGCCGCTCCGGGGGCACCGACAAGCTCAAGTACTTGAGTCGCGCCGAGGCGGAGCAGCTGCGCGATGAGCTCGACAGCGCGCTGCGGTCGTTCGGCATTGCGTCGGCGATGGCCGAGCACTTCGCCGATCGCGATCGGCCGTCGGCTGCGCGCGGTCCCTATCCTTTCCGCGATCATCGCACGCTGGCGGATTGTCCGCCGCGCAAGGAGGCTCCGGCGCTGGCCGGAGATGATCGGCGCTGATGGCCCGGCCCGCTACCAACCGCCTCAAGTGCAACCCGCCGCTCGGGCGGATGCCGGTGCTGCAATATCTGCGCCCATCCGAGATCGACATCGATCCGGCCTATCAGCGCTCGATCGATGCGCCCGCCAGCCAGACGCTGATCCGCAAGATCGCGCAGCACTGGAACTGGGACCTGTGCCAACCGCTGGTGGTGGCCGCGCGCCCGACCGGCGCGTTGATGGTGATCGACGGGCAGCACCGCCTCGCCGCTGCCAAGTTGCGCGGCGATATCGACCAGCTGCCCTGCACGATCGTGCATTACGAGAGCGCGGCCGACGAGGCGGCCAGCTTCGTGCACCTTAACCAGCAGCGCCGCCCGCTCACCAAGGTCGAGCTGTTCAAGGCAGCGGTCGCGAGCGCGGATCCCGAGGCGCGCGCAATCGTCAAGGCGATGGAGGCAGCGGGCCTGAGCATCGCGCCGCATACCAATTACACCGCATGGAAGCCGGGGATGGTTTCCAACATCGGCGGGATCGAGCGCGCCTGGCGCCAGCACGGTGTGGCTGCGACGAGCGCGGCGCTCAAGGTGCTGGGTTCGGCCTACCCGGGCGAGGTGCTGCGCTACGCCGGCTCGATCTTCCCGGGCATTGCCTCGATCTGCGCCGAGGACGGCGAGGACTGCGACCTGGTCCTGTTGCGGGAGATGGTCGCGGTGAATTCGCAGGTCGAATGGCGCAACGCCATCATGGCGGCCCGCTCGGCCGACCCGAATCTCAGCTTTTCCCGCGCCAGCGCGCAGGTGCTGGCCGATCACTGGGATGAATTCCTCGGCGAAGTGCTGTCCGAGGACGCGGCATGAAGCCGGCGGCCTACATGCTTCGCCGTCACGGTTCGATCACCCCCGGTGGGCGCGGCGTGGTGCTGCGCGCGTTCGACCAGGCGGAGCGCGGCGGGCGCACGATTTTCCCCACGCGCGTGTTCGGTCCCGGCGAAGTCGCGCGGGTCATCAAGTCCGGACACCAGAGCCGCAAGATCGGCGCCTTCGTGACCAAGGGGTTCGCGAAGGGCTGGCCGATCTACACCCTGACACTCGAGGAGCGCGCGACCTGCCCGCGCAGCTGCGGCGAGTGGCTCAGCTGCTACGGCAACAACATGCAGGCGGCAGAGCGGATCGAGGCGGGCCCGCCGCTTGAAAAGGCGATCTGCGCCGAGGTTATGTCGCTGGCCAAGGCTCATCCGGCCGGGTTTCTGGTGCGGCTCCATGTTCTCGGAGATTTCTACTCGCCCGAGTATGTGCACCTCTGGGGCTTGTTGTTGGCGGCGCATGACGCGCTGCATCTGTTTGGCTTCACCGCGCACGCGCCCGACAGCGCGATCGGTCGCGCGGTGGCAGAGCTCGCTGCGGATTTCGGTTGGCGGCGGGCAGCAATCCGGTTTTCGGGGCAGCCGCACGAGCTGCGCGCCTCTCAGGTGATCGATGCGGGCGAGAGCGCCGGGGAATCCGTGGCCTGCCCTGCCCAGACCGGCGGCACCGACTGCTGTGGCACCTGCGCGCTGTGCTGGCAGTCCGAACGCTCGATCGCGTTCCGGAGGCACTGATGGCGCGTTGCGTAACTCTCGGGCATTGGCAGCCATCCAGCCAGATGCTGGCATTCCGGCGTAGATGCGCCGATACCTTCGGGGTGACCGAAGCGGACCTGATCGGTCGCCGGCGCGTCCGAGTGATCACCCATGCGCGGCAGGCCAGCGCCTACGCGATCCGCCTGCGCTTCGGGATCTCGACCCCCTGCGTCGCCTTTCTGCTGGGCGGGCTGTGTCATACGACGGTGGTCTATGCGTGCCAGCAGGTCGAGTGGCGAATGCAGCGCGACGCGGCGCTGGCAGAGCGGATCGCCGCGCTGATCGATGGCCGCGACCCGCTGGGGCACGACGCGCACGTCCAAGCCTGGCGCGCCATGCTGGCGCAACGGTTCGCGCCCGTGCGCCGCGTGCCGGAGAGCGCTGTCGGAGAACACAGCGAGGACGATATTGCCGCCTTGGTCGATCCCGGAAAGTTGTGGTGCGACCAGTGCGACGCGAGCGTGCCTTTCGCGGCCGCTGCCCGCTGCCGAAGGCCGTTCTGCGGGATCCGGAGGGCGGCGTGACACCAGCTAAGGCGGCGGCTGTCGTAAGTTTCTTGCAAGATCGGGATGGGTGGGGTTTCAGTTGATTTCTCAGGCTTTCATTGACGAGGTCCAATCTCGCGCGACTATGTCGACGCTGGTTTCGGCGCGGGTCAAGCTGACGCGCAACGGGCGCGAGTGGAAGGCGTGTTGTCCGGTCCATTCCGAGAAGACGCCCAGCTTTACCGTGAACGACGAGAAGGGCTTCGCGCACTGCTTCGGCTGCGGGTTCCATGCCGGCCCCATCCGCTGGCTGACCGAGATCGAGGGGATGGAGTTTCTCGACGCGGTGCGCCAGCTGGCCGACCAGGCGGGCATGGCGATGCCAGAGCGCAGCCCTGCCGCGCAGGCAAGGGCGGCGCGGGTGGCAGGGGTGCGCCCGACGCTCGAGGCGGCGCGCCTTGTGTTCATGGAGCAGTTGGGCCGCGTCGGATCGGTGCGGGACTATCTCGCCAAGCGCGGGGTCTCGCGCGAGTTGGCCGAGACCTTCCAGATCGGCTTGACCCCCGAGGGTTCCAGCTGGCTGGATCGCGCCGGCATTTCGGAACAGGATGCCCTCGCGGCGGGCCTGATGTGGGAGGCTGATGGCCCGCCGTCGGACAGGGGAGCGGCAGGGCATAAAAGACGCGGGCTTCGCTTCCGGCAGCGGATCATGGTGCCGGTGCATGATGCGCGTGGCCGGATCGTCGGTTTCGGCGGGCGCGTCGCGCCGGGTGGACCCGCGACGGCGGCCAAGTACATCAATTCGCCGGAATCGGAGATCTTCGACAAGGGGCGGCTGTTGTTCAACTTGCACCGTGCCGCCCCCGCCATCCGGGCGAGCAAGCGCGCGGTGGTGGTCGAAGGCTATTTCGATGTGATCGCGCTGGCGGGTGCGGGCATTGCGGAAGCAGTCGCGCCGATGGGGACCGCGCTAACCGAAGCGCAGCTCGCACGCCTTTGGCAGCTGGTGCGCGCCCCGGTGCTGATGTTCGACGGGGACGCAGCCGGTCGCAAGGCAGCGCGGCGCGCGTGCGAGCGGGCACTTCCGGGGCTTGCACCCGACTGCACGCTCAAGGTCGCGCTTTTGCCACACGGGCAGGATCCGGACGATCTGGTGCGCGCTGAGGGTGCGCGCGGCGCGGAAGCTGTCCTGTCGGAGGCCCTGGGGCTCGACGCGTTCCTGTTCGCCGATGTTGCGGGTGATATCGGCCCCGATGCCGCGCCCGAGGATCGCGCGGCGGTGTGGGATGAACTTGCCGATCTGGCCGGTCAGATCGGACACGAGGATCTGCGCGCCGAATATCTGGCGGCGTGGCGGTCGCGTTACGACAGGCTGGTGTCGGGGGTCGAGCGGGCTGGGCGCGGTACGGCACTCCATACGCTTTCCGAAGCGCAGTCATCCTGCAGCGAGGTCACCGGCGATACCTACCACTGGCCGGAAAGCGAGGACGAGAGCGAGAAGCGCCTGATTGCAGTGGTGCGGCGGTTGCTTGCCCTGCGGGCTGATGAGCGCGCGGCGCTGGAGCCGATCCGCGAGGAGCGCAAGTTTGTGCGCGAGCTGGCGAAGATGTCGGGTTTGCGCCTACCGCAGATCGATGCCGTGGTGAAGATGATAGAGGCCGATCTGGCGGAGGGTTCCAGCGCGGGACGGCATGACGCCGAGAGCGTGCTGGTGCTGTACCGGCGCGTACTGGCGATCGAGGGACCGCTGACCGAGGCCCTGCTTCCCGTGGTGGTGGATGCGAGCCGATCTGGCGCACAGAAGGCCCTGCCCGCGCCTGCCGCACCACCGCGCGCTGCAAGTGCGCTTGCCTGGCATGATGCGGGGACGCACTGATGGCCAGCGCTTCGGACGATCAGGCGGCCGGCGGCCAGCCCCCGCACCCCCGCGGTGAAGACTCGGAGAATGCTCCGAACGGAACGGGCGGCGGTGTTGACCCATCGGGAGGGCGAGGGGGAAAGGTGGTGGCCTTGCGCCCTCAGGCCGATGCCGATCTTGATCGGGTGTGCGCTCGCTTTCCGATGACTGATCTGGGTAATGCCGAGCGCTTCGTGCACCGTTACGGCAACGACTTCCGGTTCTGCGCCGAGCTGGGCTGGTTCCGCTGGGACGGGCGGCGCTGGATGTTGCTGGGCGAGGAGCCGCGCGCCCTGCCGCCTGAGGTGATGCAGGCGCTGTTCGCCACCATGCGCGCGATCAAGAACGAGGCTCAGCTGGTGCGCGCATCGGGCGTGCGGCCGGAGCCCTCCCCCTATCTCTCGCCCGAGGACCTCGCCCAGTTCGAGCGCGAGCACGCGTCGAAAATGGATTTCGTAGTCGACATGAAGCGCAACGTGCCGGTGATGTATTCGGACAAGCTGGCCGAGTGGGCGCGGTCCTCCGAGGCCGCGGGGAAGATTGCGGCGGCCGGCGCCCTCGCCAAGTCGATGACCGCGCTGGTCGCCAAGGTCGAGGATTTCGACCGGGAGCGGATGGCGATCAACGTCCTGAACGGCACGCTCCGTCTGGAGCAGGTTCGGCGCAAGCGCGATCCGCAAGAGGTCGCCGCCGGCAAGAGCCAGTGGCACATGGTCTGGGCGATCGTCCGTTACGATCACGCCCGCGAGGACTTCATCACCAAGCTCGCCGATGTCGAGTATCGACCGAACGCCAAGGCGCCCACCTATGAAGCCTTTCTCGCAACGGTGCAGCCGAAACCCGAGATGCGGCGCTTCCTAGCCCAGTGGGGCGGGCTGTGCATGACGGGCTTCACCGGCGAACAGAAGCTCGCCTTCTTCTATGGCGGAGGCAGCAACGGCAAGGGCACGTGGGTCGAGACGATCGCGCGGATCGCGGGCGATTATGCCGGCACGATCAAGATCCAGTCGCTGCTCGACCAGGGCAAGAAGAGCGGGGATCAGGCCACCCCGGCGATCGCCAAGCTGCCCGGCGTGCGCTTCCTGCGCGTGTCCGAGCCGAGCAAGGGCGCGGTGCTGGACGAAGGTCTCGTCAAGGAGTTGACCGGCGAAGACCCGGTCGACGCGCGGCATCTCAACAAGAGCTTCTTCACGTTCTTCCCCGAGTTCAAGATCACCATCTCCGGCAACAACAAGCCGGTGATCAAGGACACCAGCGACGGGATCTGGCGGCGGATGCAGCTGGTGCCCTGGGAGGCCGATATCCCAGCCAGCCAGCGCGACAAGGCGTTGAAGGACAAGCTGCTCGCCGAGCGTAGCGGTATCTTCGCGTGGCTCATGCGGGGCTTGCTGGACTGGAGGAAGCACGGCCTGATCGAGCCGGAGGACGTGCGGCTCGCTACCAGCGAGTATCGTGATGACAGCGATACCATTGGACGCTTTCTGCGGCAGACCTGCGAGGTAGGCGAGGACACGCGCGCACGGCCGCTCAGGGTGCGCAAGGGCGACCTGTTCGAGCTCTACCAAGCTTGGTGCCATCAGACAGGATCATACGAGATGGCTGAGCGTGCTTTCTCGAAGGAGATGAGCGCCAAGCGGTTTAAGGACAAGCACAGCAACGGGGCGTGGTGGATCGGCGTACAGCCGACCGTCGATCTCGATGCCATCAAACAGGGTTACTGGACCGCTGCCGACGAGCCGCGGACCGCCGATGCGCCCGTTGGCGATGTGCCCGAAGTTGATCTGGATGGGTGGGGATGATGCCGTGAACAGACCCTGCCTGCCTCCATTGGAGGCGCAAATGGAGCAATCACCAGAGGTATTCGGAGCCGTTTTTCGGCGGATTTCCGCGCGTCTGGAGGAATGGAGGCAAACTTGCAGCCCCCTCATGTGTGCGGGCGCGGGTGCGCGGGGTGAGTGTGTTTTATGCTCCATTCCTCCATTTGCTCCATCAAGAGTAGAAGTGGTGGCGCTAAGATAATGAAATTGCGAAGCTTTGCTGGAATTTCGGAAGTGGAGCAAAGCGGTATGATGGAGGATTTGGTGTGGCGCTGATGGATATCGATGCGGTCGACTGGTGGACGTTCGACCTGGTGCGGGAGGCGCTCGTCGAGGCGACCGTGCTTTGGCGACGCTCTCCGGGTGAAGGGCGCTGGCCATTCGCCTCTGACGGACCGTGGCACCTGATGAGCCGCGACGTGCAGGCGGGCGACTATGACGCGCGCGGCGGGTTCGACAGCTCGAGCGACGTCGCCGTTCGTCCGCTGCCTCTGTCTCGCGAGGAAGTCGACCGGCGCGATGCGGTCAGCGAATGGATGATGATGGTGCCGGCTGCGGCAGACCGACGGCTGTTGGCGGTGTGCTTGGAGTTCCATGCCCGCGGCTACACCCAGCTTCCATGGGCCAAGATCATGCGGTGGATGGGCGTGCGTAGGGGCAAGGATGGCCTGCAGAAGCGATATCGCGCAGCGCTCCGTGCCATCGCGGAGGGCCTCAACGCCGCAGAATTCTGCGAGAGGAATGTGTCAAGGGGGGGAATGTGAGGGCGATAGCAAAAGCTCAGTCGCTGGTTGGGGGCAAAAGCGCTATGCCTGACGGCACGCTGGGCGCTGGCGTTCGGGCGGCGGTTTGGGTCCTTCCTGGCCTCGCGCCCTATACGGGGGCCGAAGGCGCGGCTCGTGCGAGAGTTCCGGATTTTTTCGGGACGCTCGCTTGTTGTTTCGGTTTCGCCCATGGCTGAGCCGCTGATCGCCTCGCTCGCTGAGTTCGCTGCCATCCCCGGCGTGCCGTCGGAAGTGACGCTGCGCCGGCTGATCAAGGACAACCCGGACTTCCCGGCCAAGCCGGGGACCAACGGGGTCGCCTACGAGATCGATGTCGAGCAGGGCATTACCTGGCTCAAGGAACGCGAAGCCAAGCGCATTGCGGCCGATCGGGCGCATGCCGAGCAGGTCCGCCAGTTGGGCCTAGAGCTGCTGGGCGAAGGTGCGGCGGCGGACGTTTCGCAGGCGGGGCTGTCATCGGAAGAGCGGCGCAAGCTGCTCGAGGAAGAATTCTACGCGATCAAGGTCGCGGAAAAGCGCGGCGAGCTGATCCGCAAAGCGGATATCGAGGCTGCGATCTCGGACGTGCTGGTGGCCGACGCCCGTCGCCGGGCGAGTTTCATGACACGGCTCGCCAAGCGGGTGAGCCTGTCGCGCGAGCAGCTCGCCGCTGCAGAGGAATTGATGGAGTTCGATCGCCGCCAGTTCGCGGCCGCATTGAAAGGACTGACGGAGAACGACGATGCTGATGCAGCGGGTGGAGGCGCTGCCGCCGTTTGAAACCGGCGCGCAGCTATTCGCTCGGCTCGCATATCTCTACATACCCAAGGAGCGGCTGACCGTCTCCGAATGGGCCGCGCGGTTCATGCCGCGCTACGATCCTCTCGCGCTGCCGTATCTCGCCGAGATCATGGACGCCCTGGGCGATCCGGAGACGGCTGAGGTCGGCGACATGGGGCCCGCTCAGGCGGGCAAGTCCCTGGTCGGTGAAGCGTGGATGGGCTGGACGATTGACCGATCGGCCGACCCGTTCCTGATGGTGCAGCCTGACAAGTCGGCCGCCGAGGCCTTCGTCAAGCTGCGCATCAACGAGCTGATCCGCTCGATCCCGGTGCTGCGCAATGCGCTGCTGCCGGACAGCAGCGCGGACAACATGCACCTGAAACTGTTCAAGGGCATGTATGTCGGCGCGGCCTGGCCGGTGAAGTCGCAGCTGCGCCAGCGGCCCTACTGCAATGTCTGGGCCGACGATTTCGACGCCATGCCCGAGGACATCGAAGGCGAAGGCGGCCTGATCGGCCTGATGAAGGGACGTCAGACCACTTTCGAGGGGCGCGAGACCATGCTGGTCTCGTCGAGCCCGGCGCTCGAAGGTGGCGGGATCGAGGCCTTCGTCGAGGGCGGCACCGATGAGCGGTTGCATCCGCGCTGCCCGTGCTGCGGTGAGCGGTGGGAGATCGATCTCCGGCGCGACCTGCATTTTGACCGCAAGGTCGCGGGCCGCCCGGCGACACCCGACGAGGCGGCGGCGAGCGTGCATGTGGTGTGCGGCGCCAATGGCTGCATCCTCGATGCGGACGCGCGGTTCGAACTGCTGCGCAGCTGCGCCGCGCTGCCGAACCGCGGCTTCGTCGCGAAAAACAAGGGGGCGAGCAAGTATCGCCGCACGTTCCGGCGCGACGGCCTGATGGCCATGACGAGCTGGACCAAGCTGGCGCGCGATCTGCGCGAGGCCGAGATTGCCTGGGAAGACCGGCAAGACGAAAGCCTGCTGCGCAGCTTCTATAACGTGAAGGGCGGCAAGAACTACCGCTCTCAGCTGTCGGGCGAGCGCCCGATCGATGCGACAGAGCTGGCCAAGCGGCGCGAGCCGGGATGGCGGATGGGGACAATCGGACGTGGGCCGAAGGTGCTGCTGGCGCAGGTCGACGTCCAGCACGACCGCTTCGAGGTCGCAATCCTCGGCTTTGCCGCGGGGCGCGAGACTTGGCTGGTCGACCGCTTCGCGATCACGGTGCTCGACGACGGCATCACCGGCGTCCAGCCCTTCGTGCACAAGGAGCACTGGAAGGCGCTGCTGCCGCTGTTCGACCGCAAGGTGCCGATGGTCGAGGGGGCAGAGGTCAACGTCGAGCGGGGCGAGGTCACCGAACCCGGACGGGTTATCGGCCATGCGCCGATCCTCGCCGTTGCGGTGGACACCGGCGGTTCGGACAAGGCTGGTGATCAGGCGACCGAAGGCGCGAAATTCTTCTTCGCCGCGGCGGTGGCACTGGGTGTGCACGAGCGGCGGATCACCCTGCTCAAGGGCGGTTCCAAACCGACCGCGCCGCTGATGCCGGCGGGGCAGTTCGCCGATCAAAAGATCAAGGGCGGCGCCAAGCGGCGGTCCGCCCGCCTCTGGATCCCGAACGTCCACCGGATCAAGAATATCATTGATGCGAGGCTGCGGCGGACGCAGCCGGGACCGGGGTACATCCACCTGCCGGGCGACCTCGGCATGGAATATGTCGAAGAAATCGCCGCCGAAGAGCTGGTCGACGGCAAGTGGAAGAAGCGACGCACGCGCAACGAGACCTGGGACCACCTGGTCTATGGCGAAGCGACGCTGTTGCGGCCGGGATATGCCCAGAGCCGTGTAGATATGCGCTGGGTGTGGCGCGGGTTCTCGGTGATCTGGCCCAAGGCGGGCGAGACACCGGAGCCCGCCGCCGCCCTGCCCGCGCCGAAAGTACAGGACGAACCGCCACCGCCGGTTCCTGCAGCACGTCGCCGTAAGGCACCCGTGCGCAGGGGCAGAGGCTGGATGGGCCGGTTGAACTAGGAAGAGCCATGACCCTTAGCCGCATGCCCGCGCAGATCATCGCGGGCGACAGCCTGCGCCTGGCGGTCCCGTCCGGGGACTATCCGGCGAGCGCAGGCTGGTCCGTGGCGCTGGTCCTGACCCCGCTGGCCGGCGGTACGCCGACCAGCATCGCCGGCAGCGAGGCGGGCGGCGAATGGGTCATTGCGCTGGGTTCGAGCGCGTCGGCCGAGCTTGCGGCAGGGCGGCTGCGCTACCTGCTTGCGGCAACCAAGAATGGCGATCGCTCGACGATCGACCACGGCGAGGTCGAGGTTCTGGCCAACCCGGCAGACAGCGAGACCGACCTGCGCAGCGCGGCCCAGCGAGCGCTCGACGCGATCGATGCCGTGCTGGCAAATCGCGCTAGTTCGGAAGACATGGAGTTCACCTTCGAGGACGGCCGCGCGCTCAAGAAGGTGCCTCATGCCGACCTGCTGACGTTGCGCCGACATTATGCGCGGATCGTTGCGCGCGAACGCGGCAAGGGTCGCGGCCCGAAGCGCGTGATGGTGAGGCTGTAGGATGAAGATCTTCGGCATCCAGTTCGGGCGGGCAACGCCGGATGACGGCGTGGAAGCCGTGCCCGAGCTGCCGCCGTTCATGCGGCTGCCGCGCTATGTGATGGGGCGACAATCGCTGGCGCGCAATTTCGAGGTCGGCGCGACCGATCGCCTGGTGCAGAGCTGGACGCGCACCGACCTGAGCTTCAACCGATCGCTCTTCCGCGACCTCAAGCTGATGCGGGCGCGGAGCCGCGACTTCTTCCGCAACAACGAATTCGGGCGAAAGTTCGCGCGCCTGGTGCAGATCAATGTGGTCGGCCATGCAGGCTTCACGCTCAAGGTCGATTGTCGCCGACGTGACGGCAGCTTCGACGAGCAGGACAGCGCGCGCGTGGGCGCTGCCTATCGACGCTGGGCCAAGCCGGGGCAGTATGATGTCACCGGGCGGCTGAGCGAAAACCAGTTCGACGCGCTCGCGATCCTGATGGTCGCCCGCGACGGGGAAGTTCTGATCCGCAAGGTCGAGGGTAACGACCGGGGCATCCACCACTGCCAGCTGCAGCTACTGGCCGGGCATGTGCTCGACGAGCAACTCAACCGCGAACTGGCCAACGGGCACCGGATCCGCATGGGGGTGGAATTCGACACCTTCATGAAGCCGGTCGCCTACTGGCTGCGCAAGGACACGAAGACGGGCGATCTCTACGGCAATTGGACGCAGGACTTCGAGCGCGTCCCGGCCGAGCAGATCATCCACCTGTTCGTGCATGAAGAGATCGACCAGTGGCGCGGCGCGCCGTGGGCTTATGCCGCGCTGCGGCGCGCGCGGATGCTCGACCAGTATGACGAAGCGGCGCTGGTGGCCGCCAATGTCGGCGCGGCCAAGATGGGCTTCTTCCAGCAGAAGGACCCTGAGGCAGGCGCGCCGATGCGCGTCGACGAGGAAGATGGCGGAGAGGCGATCGACGCCGAACAGGATTTCATCAGCGAGGCGGCTCCCGGCCAGTTTGACGTGATCCCCGACGGTTACGAGCTGACCGAATGGGATCCCGACTATCCGCACGCGAACTACGAGCCTTTCGTGAAAGCGATCGCGCGAACGCTCGCGACCGGGTGCCTGGTCAGCTATCACGGCCTGACCGGCGACCTGACGCAGGTCAACTTCTCCTCGATCCGGGCGGGCACGCTCGAGGAGCGGGAGATGTGGAAGCAGCTGCAGGGCTGGTACATCGAGACGGTCAAGGTCCCGGTGTTCGAGTGGTGGCTTGCCCGGGCGATGTTGTTCGACGCCGAGCTGCGCCAATTACCCTATGCCCAGTTCGACAAGTTCAACGCGCCGATGTTCTTCGGCCGCCGGTGGGACTGGGTCGATCCGAAGAGCGACGTGATGGCGCACCGCGAGGCAGTGGCTCTCGGGATCGCCAGTCGCGCGCAGATCATCCGCGAGCGCGGCCGCGATCCGGAAGAGGTGTGGGCCGAACTTGAGGCCGAGGCCGAGCGTGGCTTCGGTCAGCCTGCGGCAGGCGGGCAGGCGGCGGCTGATGCGCCGGAAGACGAGCGCCCCGAGCGCAACTGACAGGAGCCAGACGATGACGAGAATTGCAATGGTCGCCGGTCTGTCCGGCGTCACGATGGCGCGTGCGCTGATGACCCGTGACGGCGAGGCGCCGCCCGAGCAGCTGACCCGCGAGCTGACCTTCGAGGTCCGCGCCGAGACCATCGACGAGGCCAAGCGCACCGTCGAGCTGAGCTTTTCCTCGGAAGAACCCTACCGCCGCTGGTGGGGTACCGAGATCCTCGATCACAAGGCATCGTCCGTCAGGCTTGGCCGCCTGAATGCGGGCGGTGCCCTGCTGATGGACCACAACACCCGTGACCAGGTGGGTGTGGTCGAGCGTGCCTCGATCAAGGGCCGCAAGGGCCTCGCAACCGTCCGGTTCGGCAAATCGGCGCGGGCGCAGGAGGTCTTCGAGGATGTCAAGGACGGCATCCGCAAGCTGGTGAGCGTCGGTTACCGCATCCACGAACTGGTCCTGGAGAAATCCAAGGACGGCGAGGAGACGTACCGGGCCACCGACTGGGAACCCTACGAAATCAGCTTTGTCGCGGTGCCTGCCGATCCTTCGGTGGGCGTGGGCCGTGACGGGCAGCCTGCCGGGTTCGACCCGCGCACCCTGATCCAAGAAGAGGACGAAGACATGAACGTGACCCGCAATGCCGGCGGCGCGACCGCGCCCGCCGTTCCGCCCGCTGCGCCCGCAGCTCCCGCCGCTCCGGTGGTGACCAACGAGACCCGCGATGCGGCTCCGGCCGCGCCCGCCGGTCCGAGTGCCGACGAGGTCCGCCGCCTCGAGCGTTCGCGCATTGCCAACATCCGGGCAATGGGCGAGCGGCTCAACTGCGCCGACCTCGCCAACGCCGCGATCGATGACGGCCGCAGCCTCGAGGACTTCATCGCCGCGTACCAGGAAAAGCAGGGTGCCGGCTCTGCGATCCGCACCGCGGAGGACCCGGCAATCGGCCTGAGCGAGCGCGAGCAGCGCAGCTACAGCTTCCTTCGGCTGCTCAACGCGATGGCCAATCCGAACGACCGTCGCGCCCAGGAAGACGCCGCGTTCGAGCTCGAATGCTCGGCCGCGGCGCAGCGCAAGCGCGACAAGATCGACCAGCGCGGTTTCACCGTGCCGGTCGACGTCATGCGCGGCAATCCTTCCGACCAGCGCCGCGACCTGACGGTCGGCACCAATACCGCCGGCGGCCACACCGTGGCGACCGACCTGCTGGCGTCGAGCTTCATCGACCTGCTGCGGAATGCGATGGCGCTGACGCCGATGGGGATCCGGATGATGACCGACCTCAACGGCAACATCGCCATCCCGCGGGCCACCGGCGGGGCCACCGCCTACTGGGTCGCGGAGAGCGGCGCGCCGACCGAAAGCCAGCAGGCCTTCGACCAGGTGGCGATGACCCCCAAGACGGTCGGCGCCTTCACCGATATCTCGCGCAAGCTGCTGCTCCAGTCCTCGATCGATGTCGAGGCCTTCGTCCGGCAGGACCTCGCGACGGTGCTGGGTCTCGCGATCGACCTTGCCGGCGTCAACGGCTCGGGGAGCTCGAACCAGCCCCGCGGCGTGCTCAACACCTCGGGCATCGGCTCGGTGGCGGGCGGCACCAACGGCGCGGCGCCGACCTACGATCACATTGTCGACCTCGAAACCAAGGTTGCCGTGGACAACGCGGCGATCGGCAATCTCGGCTACCTGACCAACACCAAGGTGCGCGGTCAGCTGAAGAAGACCGAGATGTTCGACGGCACCAATGGCCGCCCGGTGTGGGAGAACGGCGAGACCCCGCTCAACGGCTACCGCGCCGGCGTGTCCAACCAGGTGCCCGCCAACCTGACCAAGGGGACCGCCGATGCAATCTGCTCGGCGATCATCTTCGGCAACTGGGCCGACCTGATGCTCGGCATGTGGGGCGGGCTCGACCTGATGGTCGATCCCTACACCAACTCCACCAGCGGCACTGTGCGCATCGTCGCGCTGCAGGACGTGGACTTCGCTGTCCGGCACCCGGAGAGCTTCGCCGCGATGCTCGACGCCCTGACCCCGGGCGTCTGATCCTGCGCCCGGTCCGGGGGCGAGTGTGACGCTCGCTCGCCCCCGGCTTTGCGGCCTGCCCCGCCCCCTCCCTCCCATCCTCCCGAGCCAACGGGCGGGGCAGACCCCAAGGTTTCACCACAGGAGACATGATCATGGCTGCAAAGAAGAAAGCCGCTCCGGCGGACGAAACGCTGGTCGCGAAGACGGCCATCGCAATCGAAGGCAAGCATTTCGATGCCGGCGCGCCAATCGAGGGCGTGAGCGCCGACGAAGTCAAGATCGCGATCCGCCTCGGCCGCGTGGTCTCCTCGACCAGCGAGGCCGGCCAGAGCGTGCTGGCTGCTCGCGCTTCGATCGCCGCCGCCGAGCTGGCCGCCAAGGAACATGCGGAACGTCAGGCCAAGGAACATGCGGAACGTCAGGCCAAGGAAGAGGCTGAGCGTCAGGCCGGGGACGCGGGAAACGCGGCATCCTCGACCGACGGTCAGCCGCAAGCCTGATCGCGACAACACGGCGAGGGGGCATCCGATGAAGCTGATCCGGCTCAATACCGCAGTTGCCGACAATGGCGGGCGCTATTGCCACGCCGGTGATCGGGTGACGGTTGGCGACGGCGCGCGCGCTCTCGCCGCTGGTCGAGCTCGTGTGCTGGTCGCGGACGGTTCGGCCGTCGATGTCACCCCGCCCGAGCGCAAGACTGCCCGGCGCAAATGACGAACCTTCCCGGCGGCGAGGCACCGGCGCGCGCAATCCGCGCGGCGATGGGAAAGCGCGTGCGCTACACCGGCGCGGGTGTGTCGAGCAAATCGGTGATCGCCGTCAGATCGAGCGCATCCGCGGGGCTGTTCATGGACGACATCCAGAACACCCGGCAGCTGAGCTTCGAGATCGGCAAGGAAGACCTCAACGGCGAGCCTGACGAGGGCGATATCCTGATCGAGAACGACGGCGCAGGCCCGATCTGGAGCGTGATCGAGCATGTCGACCGAGACGATGTCGACGCCTGGTTGGTGCGCGTCAAGGCGGCAGCATGACGGCGGTCCGCGAGCGCATCTTCGCCGAGGTCGAAGCGCGCCTCGCCGCCATTGCCTCGCCCACCGTGGCCGAGGTGCGGCGGATGCCTTCGGGCGATCCGTCGCGCTTCCCGGCGCTGTTCATCTTCGACCAGGGCGATGTCGCCGACCAGGACGAGGAGGAGACCGACGCGATGGCCTTCGTGCTGTCGCTGGGCATTGACGGCTTCGTCGCCGGAGATGCGCCCCACACTGCCGCCAACGCGCTTTATGCCGCCGTGGTGGAAGCGCTGTTTCCGCAGCCTGTGCTGGACGGGCTCGCCACCGAGATCCGCATCGTCCGGCTCGACATGGCGGTCGCCGAGCGCGCCCGCGATCACCGGCTCGGCTTCGCGCTCGAGCTCGCCATTCATTACCACACGCGGTTCGGCGAGCCGCAGCAACCTGCCTGAGGAGCACAACCATGACCATCAAGCTGCGCCATCGCAACGTCGCGATGCGGTTCAAGATCGAGACCACCGAAGGGGAGGACGCCGCGCCGGACGGTACCAACGCCTTCCCGTTCGAGGTCGACGGGTACGAATACAACAGCCCCTACCGCGCCGAGGGTTCGCAGGAAGCGAACAGTTCGATGGCGGCTTCGGCGCCGCTGGTGATCGGCCAGCCCGCCGACATCACCATCCGGGTGCGGATGAAGGGTGCGGGCGCGGGCTCGACCTATTCGTCGTCGGTCAAGCCTCCGCACCATGATCTGCTCGCCGCCTGTGGCTGGCGCGGGCTGTTCAACGCGGCAGTGGCAGCAACCGCGCTTGCCGCCGGCACCACGAGCGCGGCGACGCTGGCGACGCCTTTCGCCAACACCGCGCAGACCTATCGCGGGCTGCCCCTGCAGCTGGCGGGCGGTTCGTCCGGCGGCCGGATCGCGCATATCAGCGATTACACCGCCGCGCGCGTGGCGACGCTGACCGACCTGTTCGGCGCCGCGCTCGACACCAACGTGACCGCGGCGCTTCCCGCCAACTGGAGCTACGCGCCGACCAGCCCGGCCGATGCCGCTGCGCGCGCTTCCGATCACCCGTCGGGCACGCTCTACATCTACGAGGACGGCGTCCTGCGGAAATTCTTCGGCCTGCGCGGCACGGTCGATTTCGCGGGCGAGACCGCCCGGCCCGGCTTCATGACCTTCCGCTTCATGGGCATCTACGGCGGCAAGACGGACGCCACGCGCGTCAGCGACACGATCCCCCAGAACGTGGCGCCGATCCTCGCGATGGGTACCGACGGGGTGACGCCGTCGGTGGTGATCGATCGCAAGAGCCTTGCGGTGCGCAACTGGGCACTCGGGGTCAACCAGCAGATGGAAGTCAGCGACGATCCCAACACCGCCTACGGTTTCGGGGCCAGCGACATCGCGGGCCGCGCCGCCATGCTCACCCTCGACCCGATCGAGACGCTGGTCGCCAACCGCGACGTGATCGCCGATATCGAGGCAGGCACGCGCTACACCGGCGTGATCCGCTGCGGCACTGTGGCGGGCAATCGCTGGTCGATGACCCTGCCGCTGCTCCAGCCTGCCGAAAGCGCGCCCGGCCGCCGCGGCATTTTCCGCACGGAGGAGCTGTCGCTTTACGCGCTCAACTCCGGTGTCGGCCCGTCGACGCGGGATTCCGACGCCATCCTGTGCTTCTACTGAGGAAGGCCAGATGCAGGATCACACCTGGTACCGACCCGGCGAAAAGCCCGAAGGCAAGAAGGACACCCGGCCCGGCTTCCGGATCCGCATGGCCAGCCTGATTGAGCGCGGCGAATTCGACGCCGAGCTCGAAGGGCGCCATGCGGCGGCGGCCGTGCCGGCCTTCGTCATGCTCGACACCGCGGTCGCCGGGGTCAACGCGCTGCTGGAAGGCGACGAGGCCGAGGAGATCGTCCAGCTGCTGCGCAGCTTCCACGACGAGGCGGGGGATAGCGCCCGCGCCGGGGCGAACGATGCCGAGCGCGCCCAGATCGCCGAGGTTGAGGCGGTGCTCAAGAAGAGCTGGCCGCCCTACCGCCAGCTGGTCGAGCAGAACGCGCGCTATCGCAACCTCATGCCGCTGCTGGCCTTCCAGCGCTTTGTCGACGGGTTCGAGAATGTCACCGGCACCGATGGCAAGCCGGTCGCATACGAACGCGATGCGAGCGGACAGATCCCCGACGTGGTGCTGCGCCGGATCCACCCCGCCCTGGTCTATGCGGCAGGCAATCGCGCCTACTCCTTCCAGTACGCGGCGGGAGAGGAAAAAAACTGAGAGCCGCCTTCGCGCTGTTCACCGCGCCCGGGGACTTCCGGCTGCCGCGCAGCGTCGAAGGCGGATGGGAATTCGGTGGGTTCGCCTTCGCGGAAAACCCGCGCTTCACCTGCCCGCGCTGGGCTTTGGCGTTGGTGGAGACGTGGGCGCGGCTACGCGCCGCGCGCGGGATCGGAATGCAAGGGTCTGGTGCGCAGGTCCTGCCGCGCGGCGGGGGCTACTGCGACCAGCCCGCGCTGGCGATGGAAGCGTTCGAGCTGTTCGACCGCTGGCTGGAAGAGGGGCGGCGTGGTGCGGGTGAAGCTTGACGTCGTCAACGGGCCTGAGGTCAGCCACGAAGTCAGAGGCGAGATCTACCGCGCCGCGACGCGGGCCGTACAGCGCGCCACCCGGAGCCTCGAGCAAGATCTCGAGGCGCAGACACGGGGCGCGGCACGCGGCAACGCCTGGCGGGCGTGGAAGAGTGCTGTCTATCCGAAGGGCAACACGCCCGCGAAGGACCCGGTGGGGGAGGTATTCGGCAACGGCGGGCGCCGGACGCAGGGCCTGATCCAGTACTGGTCACTGCCAGGCACTAACCGGGCGGTGGGCAACAAGTACCTGGCGGTGCCGCTGGCGGCGGCACTGGGGACCAGCCTCGGGCGGCACATAAGCCCGCGCCAGTGGGAGGGTCGGTTTCGCGCCAAGCTGCGCCCGCTGTTCCGGCCGGGGAAGACCCCGTTGCTGGTGGCGGACGGTGCAATCGGGCCGGGTGGCTTCACCCTTCCCGAGAAGGCGGCGGCAATGCGGCGCGGCGGGCAGCGGCTGAGCAAGACGCAGACGATCGCGGTCTTCGCGCTGATCGAGGAGCAGCCGCATGCCAACCGCGTTTCCATCGGGCGCGCCGTGAACCGCGCGCAACGCTTGATGGGCGAGGAGTTCGCGAAGGGGCTGGCTGCGGTCAGCCGCTAGGGCTTGCTGCTGATCCCGACGATCCGGTGCAGCGTCCCGGCAAAGCAGTACGGTATGACGATGAGCGCCCCGGCGAGGACATAGTCGCCGATCGCTGCTTCGCCCCCGAGCGAACGGCTGAGGCCGGAAAACAGGACAACGAAGGCCAGCAGCCCGAACAGCAGCGTGACGGCGTTGGCGACGTGAAGAAGGAAGCGGTCCATCGGGCAGGCCTTTCGGAAGGTGGCTCACCGGGCTGGTGAAATTGGCGCGATATTCGGGCCAGACAGATGAATTTGCAAGAATTCCGGAGCAGAGCATGGCGCGGCAGGACGTAATCATCAGGATGCGCCTTGCAGGCGAGGAGTTTGACCGGGAGTTCAAGGTCAAGTTCCAGGAGCTCGAAGAGGCCGCCGATCGCCAGTCGCAAGCGGCCGGCGCGCGATCCGGCGGCAGCTTCATGAAGGGCTTCCTCGGTGCGGCCGGGATCGCCGGACTTGGGACCGCTATCGGGACGGCGATCAACAGCGCGGCCGATCTCGGCGCAGAAATCGCCAGCACTTCGCGGCAGTTCAATATCGGCGCCGAGGAACTGCAGGTATGGCGGCAGGCAGCGACCAATGCCGGGCTGACCACCAATGATTTCACCGGCGCGCTCGGCACGCTGACCCAGCGCATCGGCGAGGCCAATGCCGGCAATCGTGCTGCGCAGCAAAGCTTCGTCGACCTCGGTATCGGCTTTGCCACCACCGCCGGGCAAGCGCGCGCCACGGACGCGGTGATGCTCGATCTCGCCAACCGGATCGCCGCGATCGAAGACCCGGCGGAGCGCGTCCGGCTCGGGTCGCAGCTGCTCGGCGACGAGTTCAAGAACCTCTATCCCTTGCTGCTCGACGGTGCAGATGGCTTCAACGCGGCGGCTGCAGAGCTCGACAAGTTCGGCGGCGCGCTCAGCGCCGAGGAAATCCAGAAACTCGACGAGACCAATCGCAAGATCGAGGAGCTCAAGAACCAGCTCTCGCGCAGCGTCGCCCAGGTGGTCGCCGACAATGCCGACGCCATCAACGCGATGGCGGATAGCCTCTTCAATCTCGCGGGTGCCGCGGTCAAGGCGACCGGCGACTTCCTGACCTTCATGAATACGCAGGCGCGTTACGACCAGGCAGTCGCGGCGCTGCCCAAGGGGCTGTCGGACGACCAGCGCGCCGCCGCAATTTCCGACCTCGACCGCCGGTTCGGGCGGCGCGAGCGCGTTACCTCCTCCTTTCTCGGCGGCCTGGTCCAGTTCAAGGACGTGCGCTTCCAGCCCGACGTCAATTCCGACTGGGGCGGCGCGGGCGGTTTCCTGTCGCGCTATCTCGAAGGTCAGGAGCAAGTCGCTGAGCCCCGCGTCACTGGGGGCGGCGGTTCGCGCCGGGGCGGCGGCGGGCGGCGCAATGCCACCCAGTCGGCTGCCGAGCGCGAGGCCGAGCGTGCCGCCAAGGAAGCTATCCGCAACGAGGAGCAGCTGCGAGACGCTCTCGCCCGCACGCTCCGCGCCCAGCAGGACAGTGCCGATGTCCAGCGCATCCGCTCCGAACAGGGCGAAGTCGCCGCTGCTGCGGCCGAGGCGGAACTTGCCTTCCTGCGCCAGCATCCGCTCGCCGTGCACGATACGGTCGAGGCGCTGGCCGCCGCGCTCGGGATCACGAAGGAACTGACGCAGGCCGACCGCGACCGGCTGCAGCTGCTGATCGACCAGGGCAACGCCGCCGAGGCTGCTGCCGGGGCCGCCGCAGCGCAGAAGGCGCAGGCCGAGATGGACCGCGAGCTGGCGCGGCAGGAGCAGGAGGCGCAGCGCCTTGCAGAGCGGCAGGCGGACTATTTCCGGCAGGCGCAGGAACGCGCCATCTTCGACCTCGCCAACATTTACGAGACCGCAATGCGCGGCGGGGTCGATGATCTGTGGGATCACTTCAAGGACGAAGGCTTCCGCATGATCGCCGAGGTCGCCGCGCAATGGTCGCTGGCGATGATCTCCGGGCAGCCCTTCGACCTCGGTGGCGCGTTTGGACAGGCATTCGGGCGCTCGCCCTTGTCCAGCATCTTCTTCGGCTCAGGCGGCGGCGCGGCGAACGATAACGGCATCGGACGGTTCGGGATCGATTATTTCCCGAACTTCGGCGGCGGCAGCCTTGCGGGTGCCGTCAGCGGCGGGGCGGGAGGCCTGCTGCCGACTGGCGGCATCTTGCCCACTCCAGGCCCGGGCGCCCGGATTGACGCCACGCTGGGTGGCGGTCCGCTAAGCAATCCCGGCTTCTCATTTGCAGCCGGTTCTCTCGGCACCGGCCTCGGGCTGGCGCTGGGTGGCGGCGGGCAGCTGGGACAGCTCGGCGGCATCGTCGGGTCGATCGGCGGGCAGGCGCTTGGCGGGGGCATCGCCGCGCTGGGAGCCTTTGGCGGTCCGGTGGGGGCACTTGTCGGCGGGCTGCTCGGAGCCGTGCTGCCGGGGCTGCTGTCCGGTCAGAAGCGCGGCAGCGCCACCATCGGCGGTGTGGGCGGCACGCTCGGCATCACCGGATCGCGCGGCAATTCACGCAGCCGCGAAGCGACGGCGAACGCCAGCGCCGGAAACCTGATCGACGCGATCTTCCAGATCGCCGACGAGTTGGGCGGCAATGTGGATGCGAGCCGCGGTGCGGTCTCGATCGGGATGCGCGACAACAACTGGCGCGTCGATACCACCGGGCGCGGCATCACCAAGACGCGCAACGGTGCGATCGATTTCGGCCAGGATCAGGAAGCGGCGATCCGCTTCGCCATTCAGGACCTGATCAAGGACGGGGTGATTACCGGGATCAGCCAGGCGAGCCAGAACCTGCTCCAGCGCGGCGGCGACCTCGAGGCGCAGATCGAGAAGGCGCTGATGATCGAGGCGGTGCCCCGCCTGCTCAAGGAGCGGCTCGATCCGCTCGGCGCGGCGCTCGATGCGCTCTACGACAAGTTCAAGGCGCTGGCCGACGCGATGCGCGAAGGCGGCGCCAGCGCCGAGCAGATCGCCGAGGCCCAACGGCTGTGGGAGCTCGAGAAGGCCGATGCGATCGCCAGTATCGGCGCGGCCAGCCAGACGCTGCAGGATTTCCTCTCAAGCCTCAATGCCGGGTCCAACTCCCCCCTGTCCCTGCGCGAACAGCGCGCCGAGGCCGAGCGCCAGCTCGAACCCTTCCTGACCCAGATCAGCGAAGCCGAAGCAGCCCGCGCGGAGGTCGAGCGGCTGCGGGCCAGCGGGGCGAGTGCGAGCGAAATCGAGGCGGCCGAGGCTGCCGCCCGCGCCGCCGCCGCCGCAATCGACCAGAGCGGGTTCACCCAGGCAAGCCAGCTGCTGCTCGGCATCAGCCGCCAGACCAACGCCAGTTCGGGCGCGTTCTTCTCCGACTTCGACAGGATCCGCGAGCTGACCGGATCCGCGATCGGGTTCATCGACCAGGCTGCCGCACGCGATGCGGACAATCGCGATCCGTTCTCCTCGGCAATCGCCCAGAATACGCAGGACACCGCGCTGATCCTCGCCGACCAGACCGCGATCCTCAACCAGATACTGACGGCCCTCAACGACAACGGTGTCAATTTCGGTGCCGGCGGGGGCTTCACCCGTGAAGTCAGGAGCTATGCTGTCTGATGCCCGCCCTGCCCTCCGACATCATCCGCGGCACGCGCCGCGCGCGCATCGTCACGCGCGAGGACAGCGCCATCAAGACGCGGTTTCCGGCAGCGCGCGATCAGGCGACCGCGCCCGAGCGAGGCTTCTTCGAAACCGCTGCCGACGCGTCAAGCGTCCTCGACCTCAAGGCCGCACTGACTGGCGCATTCCGCCGACGTTTCGCGGTGGTGATCGACGAGGTGGTCTGGATCGATCCTTCAGTCGGAATGCAGACCTTCCACCTGGTCGATGCAGAGCTCGGCTTCGACGGGCCAGTGCTCGTGACGCGCTGGCGGGTCGATCTGGAGAGGGAACGGACTGAACTCGAGGTATTGGGTTGATGGGGAACGCTCTACTCTTGCGCCCGCTGCGATGGTCCGGGATCTCGGCCACCAGTGCATCTTTCGGTTTCGACGCCGGCAATCTCTCGCCTGTCCCGGTACCGAGAATGGGGCGCGTCTGGCGAAGCGATCCCGGCGCGACCTCCCAAACCTTGACAGTCGATCTCGGCAGCGATCAGCCGGTCGACACGATTGCGCTGTTCGGTATCGGCGACGGCAATGGCGAGCCATCGCAGGACTGGACCTGGACCATTGCGCTTGCGACAGAAGCGCAGGGCATGTTCACGGGAGCGTTCTGGGAGGGTGATGCCGAAACCCTCCTGGCGGGGATTGTGTTGCCGGTTTCGGGGCGCGGCAAGGCGCTCTGGCTGGCGCCAGCTGCTGCGCCGACGGCGGTCCGCTATTTGCGGATTACCTTCGGCGCGCTGGGTGGGGCCGAGCTGCAGGCAGCGCTGCTCGCGATTGGCCAGCGGTTCGCGCCTTCGCGCAACTACTCATATGGCGCGGCGTTCGGGGTCCGCGACCTCGGCACGCTGGATTACAGCGCGCGCGGAGTAGTGGCCCGCCGCCCGGCCGCGAAACTTCGCGGGATGGGGCTCACCTTCCGCAATGTTCACCGAGACGAGCTCGAGGACACGCTCCAGCGCCTGTTCGAGCAGGTTGGAAACACCGAGCCAGTGGTGCTGGTGAGCGATCCCGCCGAACACCCCCAGCGCCAAAATCGGATGGGGATCGGCCACCTGACCGGGAACCTCGGCAGCGTGCATCGTGTGCCGGGCTTCTTCCAGGCCGAGATTAACTTCGTGGCGGTGGATTGAGATGCTGGGCGTGCTGGTTGAGATCGAGGCGCACGATCGCCTCGGCACTCCGATGTTGCTTCGCTTTGCCAGTCACGACACGCCCGAATTGTGTCACTTCGCGGCGCAGGCGTGGGAGCCTGCGATCGTCCAGCTGCCCGATTTCGCGCTCGACTTCTTCGGCGGAGCCTTCGCCGGGCAGGTAACCGCACCGCGCACCGGTTTCGCCGTGCTGACTGCCGATGTCACCGGGTTCGCGTCGAATCCCGCCAGGCGCGCTGTGTTCGCCGATGCGCGGGTGCGGATCTGGGCGGGGCCGATCGAAGCTGCCAGCCCGCATGATGAATCGCGCTTCCGGATGCGTTTTGACGGACGGCTGACCGGCGAGCCCGAGATCGACGAAGCCGGCCGGGTCGCCCGTTTCGACGCTGCTGTTCAGGACAACTGGGCCAACAAGCCGCTGCTGAGCCTGTTCGCCGGGACAGGAGGGACCGAAGGTCCGGAGGATCTTGAAGGCCAGACTAAGCCACTGGCGCTTGGCAACGTGCGCTTCGCGCGCGGGGTGCTGATCGACAATGTCGACAATGTGTGGATGGTGTCGCACGGCGCGGTCGAGGGCATCGGCGCCGCCTATGACCGGCTTGCCAGCCTGGGGCCGAGTTCCGGCGACCATCCCGACCTTGCCGCGCTTTTGGCGGCCAGCATTCCCAATGGCAGCTGGGCAACCTGCCTGTCGCTTGGCCTCGTGCGGTTCGGCGCGCCCCCCGATGGCCGGGTGAGTTTCGATGTGCAAGGCAGTAATGCCGGGACGGGCGGTTACGTTCGTCGCCCGGGTGCGATGATCCGGCGTATTGCCGATCTCGCGGCCGGTACGGTGGACGCCGCGAGCCTTGCCGCATTGGACGTGGCAAGGCCGTTCAACCTCCAGATCCAGCTCTCCGAACAGACCACCGCCCGCGAGGTTATCGCGCAGATTGCCGACAGTGTTGCGTCAGTCGCCGGCGTCTCGCTGACCGGGGCACTATTTGTGCAGCCCCTCGGCTTTGGGACGGCAAGCGAAACGCTCAACGCCGACGGCTCAAGCGCGCTGCCGGTTCTGGCGGTGGAAGAACTCGCCAAGAGCGCGCCGAGCTGGAAGCTTGCGACCGAAGCCGAACTTACCTTCGAAGTCCACAGCGCCGACGAGGCAGCCTTCGGCTATCGCTGGCAGGGGGAGTATTCGGCAAGCCGCGTCTATCGCCTCGACGATGTGGTATTCGGGCCGGATGCGGCTGCCTGGGCCTATATCAACTCATCGCCTGCCTCGGGGCAGGACCTGCCGGTCTGGCCTGATACATCGAACGACCACTGGCGGGTTTTCTCGCCGCCGGGCGGCGCGGGGATCACCGTCGACGAAAACGGCATCCTCGAAGGCATTGGAACGCCCGACATCAACGTCGACAACCGTGGCGTGGTGCCCTCGGGCGACCTGGCAGACCGGCCCGTAAGCGGCGCCTTCGTCGGGCAGACCTATCTCGCGCTCGACACCGGCGAGCTCTTTCGCTGGGACGGTTCGGCGTGGACGCTGGGCACGGACCTCACTGCGGCGGCGGTGCGGAGCATCGAGCCGGAGTTCGCGACCGTCGAGATCCGCAAGTTCGAGGCCGGCAACGTGGGAAGCCGGACCGTTTCGCACTTCGCCAAGCGCGGGTCGGTCGCGATCGGCGGCGGCACCTGGTCGCTGCCGCAGGTTCTGCTCGGCGCCGGTTCGGCTTCGATCAACGCCAGCACCGGACTGGTGACGTTGAGCGGCATCGCGCAGTCCGGCTCCTACACGATCCGCTACACGCACACCGATGGGGTGCAGACCGATCTGAAGATGAACGTCAGCTTCATCTCGCAGGAGGCGACGGTGCGAAGCATCAATGCCTCGCCCTCGACTGCGACATGGTTCGAAGACACCACGACTTCGCGCACGGTATCGCATAGCGCGATCGAGGGAGGCTCCACGCTGACGGGCGGCACCTGGTCGCTCGAGGCGTCGAGCGCGGGCATCACCGCCTCGATCAACGCCAGCTCCGGGTCGTTGAGCATCACCGGCGTCACCGAGAGCGGAACCTACCGCGTTCGCTACACGCACACCGATACTGTCGAGACCGAATTGGTGGTGAACGTCATCTTCTACCCGGCCGGCTCGCCGAGCAGCCCGACCGATCCCGATTACAACATCCCGTAGAGGCTGAGCGGCGCGCCGCCTCGGTCTCGATCATCCGCTTCCAGCGCGCTCCGGTGCCGCAGTCGATCAGATCGGCTGTGGCGCAGGGGCAGACTTACCCGCACCCCAGAAAGGCTCTGTTTGATGTCACTGCACGACGATTGGCTCAACAAACTCTCCGATGCAGGCTTGCGCGATGATCTGCCGACGCTGTTCTATGGCTCGAACTATGGACTGATCTGGGAGGTCGCCGAGCATCCCGATCTCGGCAATTTCGAGGACGGCACCTGGCTGATGCAGGCCAAGGCTGCGCCGGGCTCCGAAGGGGCCGCGCTGCTGACTTTCACCGTGGAATCGGGCGTGTTCGCGAGCGGGGTCAACCCGGTGTCGATCACGCTGCCGCCCTCGGCGCAAAGCGGCCTCACCGAGCCGGCGTCGCCGAGCGTGACCAACCTCTTCTACACCATGCTCTACGCGCCCCCGGCCGGCACCTTCACCACGGTCCGGGGCGGACTGCTGCCGGTTGCGGCGGGAGTGTCGGCGGCATGAAGCGTTCTCAGAAGGTTGTTGCGCCCCTGGGCCGCCCGATCGCTACGGCCACGGTCACTTATCCGGCGCAAGGGGAATTCCGGCAGATAGTGCCGCCTCCGGTCTTTTCCGTGCAGCCCAGCATCGGCTTCACGCCGCCGCTCGCCGACGGGACCGTGCTCACGGCCATCGACGGCACGATCTTGGGCGGCGCGGTTTTAGCGCGCCAGTTCCTGCGCGACGGGGTTCCCATTCCTGGCGCGACCGGGGCGACCTACACCGCCGTCGAGGCCGACATCGGTTCGATGATTTCCGTCACCATCACCGCGTCCGGCGCTGGCGGCACCGCGCAAGCGACGAGTGCCGAGGTCGGGCCAGTGGCCGATCTGGACATCAGCGTCACCCAATACGGCGTCACCTATACCTTCGCCTCCCCGCGCCCTGTAGGCCAGTATGCGAACGGCGACTGGTGGGTGCTGGGCCCGGTCTCGATCACCTCGATCAGCCCGGCAAGCACCACCCACGATGGCGTCTATTCGACTGGCACCGCTTATACCGGGCGCGTGGTGCACGGGACGATGGTCAACCCCGGCAATCGCAGCTTCGCCACCGGGGGGCTGACTGCGAACAACACTACGAACACCGTGCAGGGGCTGGACAGCATCACGCAGGAAAGCGGGCTGGGTGTGGCCGTGCCCTACTCCGCCCCAGCCAACGTCGATCCCGGCGCGACCGGAAGCCCGCTCGCGGTGACGACCGGCAGCGTGGTCAAGTTCGTCTCCAAGCTGACCAGCCTGCCGCTCAATGCGCGGCCTGCGGGCACCGACATGGTGGTGCTGACCGTGGTGGACAGCATCCCTGAGACCGACGCCATCCGTCCCGGTGTCTCGCGCGCCAGCAAGGCGAGCCTCATCCGTTCCTCGCAGTTCGACCTCTCGGTATTCCAGAACCTCGCGCCCACTGCCAGCGCGCCGACCTATGAGCAGGCGCTCGATTGGGTGGATCGCTATATCGAGGCGGCTTACCCGGACAGCATCAACAATATCCACGCCAAGGGCATCAACAATCACCCCGAATACGGGCGCGACATCGGCAACAACCTGCACCGCGCCATGCTCTGCCTCCACCTGTCCAGCTTCACCGCCGATCAGAAGCGCGCCCTGCTGTGCCGCCTCGCCGCGATTGCCGACGACTTCGTGGCCCGCGCCGAGGAAGGGGCCGTCACGCTCGCGGCGGGCGGCGGCAACCAGTTCAAGAAGGCCGTGATCGTGCTGTGCGGCGCGGCGCTGGGAGATAGCATCCCGGCATCGTGGGCGACATGGCTGTCCAACGCCAACCGCAACGTGTGGGGCGAGGACGCGCAGATTTTCCGGGTGGACGGCTTCGACATTGCCGAACCGCGCTATACCGCCGATGGCAGGCCGCGCAGCGCCTACACCTATCAGATGCTCGGCAGCGCGGAGTGGGGAGAGCAGCCGCTTGTCCTCACCAACCGCAACGGCTCCAACTGGAACGCGACCTACCGCGATGTGGTGGGCGGACAGCTCCTTGGCGGGATGCTGGCGGTGGAATTGACCACCGGGGGCAAGGCGCTGTGGGATCACGACGACCTGTTCCTCTACATGAAGACCGCCTTCCTGCGCCGCGCCGAGTTCGGGGCGGGCAATGGCACCGTGGCCTTCGTCGAGGAAATGCTGCTGGCCTATCGCCCGACCGAAGCCGCCGCCCCGGCGATTGTCGAGGCGGGGATCAAGAACGCGGCGATCTGGATCAGGTTCGATCAGGCGCTCAACGAGACGGCCACCGCGCCCGCGACCAGCGATTTCGTGGTGAATGTCAACGGCTCGCCCGTCACGATCAGCAGCGTCTCGGTCTGGCGGCAGAATTGCGGGCTGGCGCTGGCGGCGGCGGTGGACGGGAACGATACCGTGACCGTCAGCTACACCAGCGGCACCAACAAGCTGCGCTCGGTCGATGGCGTGAATGTCGCCAGCTTCTCGGGGCAGGCGCTCGACAACCAGACCGACAAGGTAGGCGGGCCGAACGCGGCCTATCCGGTGGTGCGCTTCGCGCCGGGGGTTGTCCGCACCATCGGCGGCACCAGCAAGGTCGCCGCGGCCAATTCGCTCGTCGGCACCGTCGCGCTGCTCAAGTTCAAGATCAACGCGCTGCCTTCGACCGACGCCCGCATCATCGGTAGCGGATCGGGTGCGCCCGGCCTGCAAATCTTCCTCAAGACGAACGGGGCGCTCGAGCTTCGCGTGCGCGGTGTGACCTCTTCCGTGGCAACCCGGCCGACGACCGGAGCGCTGTCGGTGGGCGTGGAATATGATGTGCTCTTCAGCCTCGATAATGCGCAGGCGACCGCCGCGGCGGGGGCGGATTGCTACATCAACGGCGCGGCGCAGACCTTGAGCAACTTCAACTTCGTCAGCGGCGAAAACCTCGCCTGGGGGAACGCGGCTGCATATGCGGTCAACCCGAACGGCGCGGACTTCAGCCTCGGCGCGCTGTGGTTCGATCCGACCACCCGCGTCGATCTGACCAACAGCGCCAACCGCGACAAGTTCACCAGCCTGACCAGCGGCAATCTCGACATCCTGACGCTCGGCGACGGGATCACCGGCACGCAGCCGCCGCTGTTCCTCGTCGGCGATGCCGACCAGTGGAACGATGGCAGCGGCATGAACCGCGGCACGGCGGACAAGTTCTTCGTCACCTCCGGCGCGGTGACGCTCGTAAGCGGGAGTGAGTGGGTGTGATGCCTGGCGATCGCGACAAGCGCGGGCAGGACATCGCCGACGAGCTGCGCCGCTGGGCATGGCTCGGCCGCATCGTCCACCTGCTGGGGAGGTGGGGATGAGCGCCGACCAGGTGAAAATGGAGATCAAGATGAAGGTCGCAAGCAAGTGAACTGGCAGGAAGCATTCAACATCGCCTTCTCGGCAGCCGCGTTTCTCGGCGGGTACTTCGTGAAGACGCTCTGGGAGGCGATCAAAGACGTACAGGCGGCCGATCGCGCACTGACCGAAAAGGTCGCCGCCATCGAGGTGCTGGTCGCCGGGTCCTACGTCACCCGCACCGAATACCGGGACGATCTCCGCAACATCAACACAGTGCTCGAGCGGATCGAATCCAAGCTCGACGGGAAGCAGGACAAGGAGAGCAGGCGATGATGGGTTGGCTCGACAAACATCTGGTCAAGGGTTGGCGCGAGGCTTGGCGCTGGGCTAGTGTCCGGGGTGCGGGGGTGTTCGCGGCCATTGTGGGGGCCTTCGCTGCCCAGCCCGACCTGCTGCTCGGCATCATCAACTTCATGCCGACCGATCCGCTCAACCGCGCCGGCATGGCAATCGGCGTGGGCCTGATCGCCTTCTTCGGGCCGACCGTGCTGCGGCTCTGGAAACAGGGAGGCAGCGATGGCGCAGCCGAATAATTCGCAAGCGTCGCGAGCCGCGCCCAAGGTGACCCCCAAGGGCGCAGGCGTCGGTGCTGCGATCGGGGCAATCATCGCCGCCGTGTTCGCGCTCGAGGGCGGGTTCGTCGACCACCCGAACGACCCCGGCGGCGCCACCAATCACGGGATCACCGAAAGGGTGGCGCGCCAGAATGGCTATTCGGGCGACATGCGCAACCTGACCCGGAGCGATGCCTTCGCCATTTACGAGCGCCAATACATCCGCGCTCCAGGGTTCATGCCGCTGGTCGAAATCGACCCGGTGGTGGCCGAGGAAGTGATCGACACCGCGGTCAATATGGGCCCGCCTCGCCCATCGCGCTTCTTCCAGCGTGCAATCAACGAGGTGTGCGGAACTGCGCTGACCGTCGACGGGAAGATCGGCCCGGTGACTGTGCAGGCCTGGCAGGATTGTCGCGCCAATCTGGGCCCGGCGGGGTGCGTGCGAATGCTTGACAGCCTCGACCGCCAGCAGCGCGCCGAATATGACCGCCTGATCCGCGTCAACCCGCGCCTGCGGGTGTTCCATCGAGGCTGGATTAATCACCGGATCGGCAACGTCGATCGCGGGAGGTGTGCATGAACCTGCTGCCCTTCCTTCGCTCGCTCACCCCGCTGGCGCGCTGGATCCTGATCGGGCTGGTCGCAGCCCTGCTGATCGGTGGCACGGTGACGCTTCGATCGTGCCAGGCGGCGCGGACGGCCAAGACGGAGACCAGGCTCAGCAACAACCAGACCGGCGCGGCGATCGCCAGTGGGGCCGATGCCGCCAACACGGTCGGCGATGTCGGTGCACGCGCAGCCGAAACCGACCGCACCACCTTGGAGAATGCCGATGAAATTCGCTCTGCCCCCGGCGCTGATGCGCCTGTCAACACTGGCGTTCATGGCGCTGGCCTGCGCAGCCTGTGTAAGCGCGCCGCCTATCGTGGCCGCCCCGAGTGCATGCAGCTCGCTCCTTCCCAGTGAATGGCGCGAACCTGTCCCCGGCGCCCCGCTCCCGGACGGCGAGACCGCCGGAGACTGGATCGCCTTCGCCGACGCGCAAACCGGTCAGCTCGACAAGGCCAATGATCGGACGCTCTCGGCGATCGGGATCGTCGAACGCTGCGAGGCGCGCGATCGCGAGGCGGTGAAGCGCGCGCGGCCGAGGTTCCTGGGGGTTTTCTGA